TTAAGGCGATGGAACATAATATAGTTTATCAAATATTATTAAAAGGATACAAGGGAATTAATAAGGTTTCATTAAATAAAAAGAAATATGAATTATATAATGAAGATAAAGGAAGTTTCGATAAAGTTGTAGAATGGGTATTAGATACCGATGGAACTAATTTAATGGAAATATTATCAAATCCAAATATTGATTCAACAAGAACTATTTCTAACGATATTCGTGAGATTTATAGTGTATTAGGAGTCGAAGCAGCGAGGAATGCTTTATATCACGAATTGGTTAATGTAACAGGTGAAGGTTCAATGAATTATCGACATTTATCATTATTAATAGATACAATGACATATAGAGGCAGTTTAATGTCAATTGATAGACACGGTATTAATAGAAACTCGAGCAGTGCATTAAGTAAATCATCATTTGAGGAAAGTGTTGATATGCTTATTAATGCAAGTATATTTTCAGAATATGATAATACTAGTGGAATATCGCCACAAGTAATGTTAGGAAAAGTACCTAATTGTGGTTCAGGAAACTTTGATATTATTTTAGATGAAGAATATATGATAGAATTATTAAAGACAAATAAGGTAAGTAAGAAAGCTGATAAATATGGAATGGAAGATATAGAAGAAAAAGATGAAGATATTGAAGAAGATTGTATAGAAGAAAATATTGCATTTAATTTCAACTTAAAAACAAAAGATGAATGTTATAATTTAGTATCAAAACAAGAAATTAATATTGTATAAATATAGATAAATAAATATGAATAATTACGATTATTTTTATTGGATTATAATTTTTGTTCCATTAGTTTTAGGATTCATATCAGGTAGAATAGGTAAGGTGGATGAATGGTATATGAAAAAACTAAAAAAACCTTTTTTAAATCCTCCAAGTTTTGTATTTCCAATTGCATGGACTATTTTATATTTATTAATGGGTGTTTCATATTATTATGGTTTATATAAAAAAGAAGCAATATTTTGGATTTTACCAATTATACATTTAATATTCAATTTAAGTTATAGTCCTGTTTTCTTTTATTTCAAACAATTATTAGGAGGAGCAATACTAACAACAATAATATTAATAACAGCATTAATGGTTATGTATCAATTTTACTATTATTCTAAATATCCTATTGCTGTATATTTATTAATACCATATATATTATGGTTATTATTTGCCAATTATCTTGCTTGGTCTATTTATTTTTTAAATAATAATAATAAATAATGTGTTGGAATCCAGAAGTTTCTTTAAGTACATTTATATTTGGTGTAATTTGTGGAATAATTGCTTATACATCAGGTGTAATTAGTATTGGAACTATTTTAATTTTATTAGCTGTTACGTCAATGCAATTAGTTGAATATTTTGCGTGGATTTATATTAATAATAAAAAAATAATAAAGATATTAAGTTTTATTGGATTACATATAATATTCTTGCAAATATTATTGATAAATTGGTTTTTACCAAATAAGAAAAATAGTAGAATATTATTATTGTTTTTAATATTTTTTTATATTTTATTCTTAATTATTCAATTCAGACACATTCAATTTAATATGACAAAAGGAAAAAACGGTCATTTTATTTGGCATTTTCTTGATTTGCCAGTAATATGGATAATAATAGGTTTATCATTTTATTTAATACCTTCTTATTTATCAAATACAAATAATCATATATTTTTTTATATATTACTAATCACTATTTTAATAAGTTTGTATTATTATTACAAGGATAAAACTTGGGGTTCTATGTGGTGTCATTTTAGTAATATTTTATGGATATTAGTTATTATAAATATAATAATGGTTAAATTAAAAATTATTGATAAAAATAAATATTCATTATAACAAAAATTAGTTATTTTTAATCTCCAAATAGTTCTTCAATGTAATCATAATTTGGATTTTTAAATATTCTTCTCGGATGCATTACTTCTTTAATTAGTTCTTCATACATATCTTGATTATTCTTCATCATATGTTCATAATCTAATCCAAATATTGATGGATTTCCTGATAAGCGAAACCAACTAATTTTATCTTGATTATCTTCAATAAGTTTAATTGCATTTGGATTTACAGATAACCAATAGCCATTAATTTTATTTTGGTTTTTTTCTAATAAATGAATAGCATTTGGATTTGCTGATAACAAATCCCAATCAATTTTATATTGATTTTTTTCAAGAAGTTTAATTGCATTTGGATTTTTTGATAACAATCTCCAATCAATTTTATTTTGGTTTTTTTCTAATAAATGAATAGCATTTGGATTTCCTGATAACAAACTCCAATTAATTTTATCTTGATTATCTTCAAGAAGTTTAATAGCATTTGGATTTTCTGATAACCAATTCCAATAAATTTCATTTTGATTTTTTTCAAGTAAATGAATAGCATTTGGATTTCTTGATAACCGACACCAATTAATTTTATCTTGATTATCTTCAAGAAGTTTAATTGCATTAGGATTTTCTGATAACCAATCCCAATCAATTTTATCTTGATTTTTTTCAAGCAACTCAATAGCATTTGGATTTTTTGATAACAATTCCCAATTCAAATTACTTTCATTAATCCAATCTCTCAATTTCAAAATAGGTTTATTTAAACTCATTTGGTTTTTGGTATATTTTAAATAACAAAAATAAATCATTTTTTAATCTCCAAATAACTCTTCTAAATAATCATAATCTGGATTTTTAAAGACTCTTGAAGGTTTCTGGCTTTGCCTTGCTTTCAGCTTACTTCTTTTATTAATTCTTCATAGCTTCATAATCTAATTCAAATATTGATGGATTTTCTGATAAGCAATCCCAATCAATTTTATTTTGGTTTGCTTTTAATAGTTCAATAGCATTAGGATTTCCGGATAAGCAATCCCAGTCAATTTTATCTTGATTATCTTTAAGAAGTTTAATTGCATTAGGATTTTTTGATAAGCAATCCCAATCAATTTTATCTTGATTTGCTTTTAATAGTTCAATGGCATTAGGATTTTCTGATAATAAATCCCAATCAATTTTATCTTGATTTGCTTTTAATAGTTCAATAGCATTTGGATTTCTTGATAACAATTCCCAATTTAATTTACTTTCATCAATCCAATCTCTCAATTTCAAAATAGGTTTATTTAAACTCATTAGTTTTAATTTGATTTTAAATAACAAAAATAAATCATTTTTTATTTATAAATGCTTCGCGAGAACCATAGGTTCGTATTTATAATTAAAAAGAAATAGTAAATCAAAATAATCCTTATTATAATGGTCATAATAGTCTTCATAACTAATCTTTTTATTTACATATGATAAGAAAGCTTGTTGTAATATTGTTCTTTTATAAATCCAAGTATAGTATTCAACAGTATATTGAATGTTTTCAAACATTAGTTTATTTATAAATAATAAAAATAAATCATTTTTAAATTGTTCCATAAAAATTATTTATATCCACCACATATTAATATATTTTAATTGCATTTTAGTAATATTACTATCATCATATGTTAAATTTAATTTTTGTAAATATTCAATAATTTTATCAATAAATATATTTTGTTCATCTTCACAAATACAATTAATATATTCTTTACTTTCATCAGATAAATTTAATAAATAACTTAATAATTTCTTAATTTTCATATTTTTAATATTATCATTGTCATTTATTTTAATATAATGACAATGATCATTTCTATTATTTCTTAATTGTTTTAAATAATAATTAATTGGAGTTTCAATATTATTTTCTAACTTATGAATGCTATTTATATCTTGAATAGCTTCAAATATTTTATTTATTAAATTTTTATTTTTAAGTTCTTTATTTTCACTTTCTAAAATATTTACTCTATTTTTTAATTCTTTATTTTCAATTTCTAAAATATTTACTCTATTTTTTAATTCTTTATTTTCAATTTTAAGTTCTTTAATTTCATTTTTCAATTCTTCATTTTCATTTAATAATGTTTCATTAATTACCACAATTTTATAATAATTATAATCAATATGTTTTATTTTATTTAATACTTCTTCAATAGTAGTAATTCTATTTTCTAAAGTATCAAATAGATTACTTATATTTTTATTACAAATATTAAAACTATTAATTGTTGCCATTGTTATTATTTATATTTTAAATATATTTAAATATATTTAAATATAAATATCATTTTTTACAATAATTATAATTTTTTATTATTAAACTTAAAAAAATGATTATAAATAATTATTTCAATTAAATAAAAATAATGTTAATATTTAACTATAATTTAGAGTTAAATATTGGAGTTAAATATTTTAGATTAGAATATGAACCATATGTATATTCCTATTGTTTATTATGTAAAAATAAATATAATGAATATCCTGATCCTTTTAGAATAGTAAAAGATACAAAAACATTTAATGACATAACATATGAATTATGTTTGGAATGTGTTTATTCATTTTCAAGTTGTAATGAGTGTAATAGAGATTTTAATGAATCTTATGATTGTGTTTATTATAATTTTGAAAACAAAAGATATTATTGTGAATGTTGTTATAATGATAAGCGAAATAAACGTTATAAAAAATGTCTTATAAGTTATTGTAAAAATAGTTATTGTAAATCAATGCATAAAAAATAATATACTAAACCTCTTTTAATTCCTTAAAAATCAACAACTTTATTTATAATAAATGTTTTGTTTCTATAATTTAATTTTTATTTCTCCAATAATTATCTTTTTTTCCGCATTCCCACACTCTTTTTTGTTTGTCTAAAACATAATTTACATCTAACTCTGGTTGAAAATATTCTGCTGGAAATGGAGAAAATACTCTGAATACAAAGTTGCAATTTACACACCAGAATTGTTGTTTTTCTATTAATAATTTTCTTCCTGCTTCTCCATAAGTTGCTACTTTACACGTATTGCATCTTGCTTCCATTTCAATAGTTTTTTGTATATTGATTTAAAAAACAAAAATCATTTTTTTAAGAAAAAGTAAATGAAGGTGTCGGCATTCCCAAAGCATTATAATTAATATTTGTATCTACATTAAAACTTGGAGTACATACATTTTGTATTGAACTTTCAAGTGTTTTCATTGTAGAACTTTGAATAATACTTGATGCTGGATGAGATCTAACAATTGAATCAGGACTATACATTTCAGAATGTGC